TGCACTAATGACCGAAAGCAAGCTGCCGTACCCACTGTGGACTGTCGAGTGTGACCACGACGGCTTCGTCTGTACCATCTGGGAGAAGCCGGGGACTGGGTGTGCGTACATCGAGCGGTGTCCCAAGTGTGGCGGACACGAAGTGACCACGACAAAGGTCACCGATAAAGACAGCCACAAAAGAGCAATCGAGAGTTAGCCCGTTCTACGAATATCGAAACATCTCCAGGGTGGGGATGTTTCGGGGGTACGGAGGACATCAGAGCAATAGTAGCCCTGATACTGTCGGATGGTTCTGAAGGAGGAATGCAGGAATGCAGTCTGCATCTTACAAAGCTCCGGAGGAGAGAGAACGCAGCCGCTTACTCAGGTTAATATTCCCCCGCGAGAAAAGCGCGGGGGGCTGAAGGCACACCAAGGCAGCTTTGGGCGAGTGAATCCCAGCCGCATACACCGGAGGCGGCTTGTCGAAGAGTAGGCATACTCCGACATCATGGCCTATACACTACCTGTACTTAACTCCTTCTATAAACCCCCTTTTCTTTTCTTTCTTGTTTCTTTTCTTTTGGGGGATTCCTTCAGTATAGTAGTATAGTAGTAGACTTCTCTGTACTATACTATAGAAGAGAGAAGAGCTACTCGTACTATACAGAGGAGTAGAGGAGTAGAGGTGCAGTAAATGGAAGAAGAGAGCGTATACTAAGAGGAGGAGGTTATACGTTCTTCATAGACTCCAGTGTCTCATCAGTAATGTTCACATAGACCTCTTCCTCTGGAACCTCTGGATGGTTCATTATGGTAGCTTTACGAAGGCTACCTCTATCCTGTGACATCATGATGATGTAGTTCACCGAGTGGAGGAAGAGAGAGCCACCGTAGATAGGAGTACCAGAGGAGTATGCAGAGGGATTACCGTAGACTTGAGCCGTGATGAGAGTAGCACACTCATGAGTATCAACGGAGTCTCGTAGAGAGCTAATGTGGTGACCCATATCAGCCGACCGTTCAGAGAGTGACCCTCTCCCTTCGTACTTCTCTGAGAGTCTGAAGTTGGCAGTAAAGGAATCGACCACGATTAACGAGTAGTCGGTATCATCATCCCTAATCTTCTCGTAGGCCAGTTCCTGTTGGTCCAGGTCGTAGGCTTCGATACGGTATATCTTACTTTGCGTGTCCTCCTCGGTAGCCAACTGGTTCAGCCGCGTCGGTGAGTATCTGCCTGGCTCCGTCTCGATGTATATCGCAGGTTTGCCGGTCGCCTCGACGGCGGCAACCATCGCCTGAAATGCCAACTGTGTCTTCCCGGACCCTGTCTCACCCGCCGCCGCTACCATGTGGCCCTCTCTAAATCCACCCTGAAGGAACTCGTCGAGCACCGACATCCCGGTCGGGACGCTGTCCTTGGCAGCCATCTCGTCCACCACGTCCTGTCCCGTGTCGATGATAACTGTCTCCTTATTGGCTCGCCGGATGAGCGTCTGGGCCTTGTTCTCGGACATCCCCGAGTCCTCCAGGTCACTCACCTCAGCATCGGCCAACGCGTCGAGACTGTCGACGCCGGCATCCTTCAATCGCTCCTTCGTAACCGCCCCTACGCCCTTAATCTCGCCTAAGTCCATAGCCGTTTAAGTATACCGAGCAGTATAAAATAAGCGTATCGGAACCACGAAAACTGAGCCGCTACGGCGTCAAATGCGTACTTTATGTCGAAACCTCGCCTCTTCTACAACCATAACTATTATAGCATACTGCGTAGTCTTGACGCCGAGGCAAAAGATGAGAGAGAGCATGGAGAAGAAGCTGGCGAAGTTGGTCAAGGGGCAATCGCAAGACCTCGACTGGGCCAAGTCAAAGTTCAACGAACACTACCTGACGCTGGATGGACCAGACGCCGAAGAAGCCGGGAACGATGAGTTAGTAAAAGAACTGGAGAATCACGCCTGGCGATGGGTTCGTGGTGAGATGTTCGATGGTCAAGGCGTCTCGGGCAGTGTGGAGAAAGTAGATGGCGTAGCTATCGGACACGGAGGCGTCCGTAAGTGGAACTCCGACAGCGGAGGTAAGCGAGACGTGCTGCTAACCTTCGGCGTTGCTAAGCCCGAGGGCCAACCGATGGGCCCGGCTGTGTTCATCAACGACGAAGAGGAGGGTGTCGACATCCCCAACCTGAAGTCCAAGTTCAGGACATTGAACGAGTTCGAGGGCTACTATGACGTTGGGAACAGCGACATCCCCGGCACGTATATCATGAACTCCACCGACCAGACCCGTGTCGAGGTCAAAGACGAGTCCGAAGCCGCATCGGAGGACAAGCGGCGGTCGCTGATACAACAGCACACCGATGAGGCGAGCCTCGACAACATCAGAGAGTATCTGAGCCAAACCAATGCTCAGGGGTACGAGGCTGCGTTCGGCGCAGACATGAAGCGGATGAACGCGACTGTGGTCGATGCGGCTGACCTGGAGAACGCCTCGATATACACCATCCTCGATGACACTGTATTCGACCCGGCTGACCTGGACGACGATGTCCGTGACGACCGAGCGCAGACGCCAGGCATGACCGCATGGTGTCCGTCGGACATGATGGACTACGGCGTCAACTCACAACTGGAGGTCTACGGTTCGATTAGTACGATGGACGATGGCCAGATTGCGATGAACATCTACGGGATAGTACCCCTCATCACTACCGAAATGGAGTCCGATGGCGATTCCAGCGGTGACGTGACCGTTTCGAGCATAGAATGAGTTGGATGGATGAGGAGGTGGACGAACCGTCTACCTCTACAGACAACGTTCAGAAGTCGGATATGGCCGATGTCAGTTCGGTCGAATCGCAGATACGGACCATCCTCGCCGCTGGCACCGCAGACATATCCGAGTCGCTGCTCGAACAGTCGGTCCCAGAAATCGAGAGTCCCGACCTGCTCCAACAGATTCTGGACACTGTCGAGGAGTCGAGTCAGCGCGAGCTTGTCTCTGAGCGTTTGGAAGAGTTGACGGGTGATACCCCGGAGATAGAGACAGAATCCGACAGCGACCAATCTGAGCCGTCTGAGAGCGAGCAGGAGGATGAGCCCGAGCCCGATATGGAGATAGAGAGCTTTGACGACTTCGAGCAGGCGCTGTCCGACGGCCTGGATGCCGGAGACATATCGTCGCTCTCCATAGATGCAATCGGGGAGTACGGCCCTGACCTCAGTGCCGACCTCTTAGAGCAGGCGAAGGACATGGCTACACGCACTCCAGCCAATACCCGCTACGACTCGTTCCTCGTAGACAAACAGCTTGAGCAGGAAGACGCAGACACAGACACACTGTTCGGCGAAGATGATGAGGTTGAGGAAGAACAGGTTGAGGAAGAGCCGGAAGAGGTAGAGTCGCCTGTCGAGACTGATACCGACGATGTGACAGCGGAGTCCACGGCAGACCACGTCGAAGCAGACGGTGGCAATGAGACGTGGCAGGACGCGTTCAGCCGTGCGTCAGTCGAGACCGACAGCATCGATGTCAAAGAGGCCGCCGAGATGGAGAATCGTTGGTCGATACTTGTCTGGTCCAAACCCGGTAAGGGTAAGACGCACTTCGGGTACTCCTCTAAGGAGCCGGTGTGTATCATCGACACCGAGGGGAAGAGTCACCACCTCGCAGATGACTTCGAGCACAAGACGGTGAAGCTGTTCCAGCCGTCGGACTACGACGAAGCGCTCGAAAACCTTCATCAGGCGGTAGAGATGCTCGAACAGGTCAAGCGAGAGTCCGGACGTATCGGCACGCTCGTCGTTGATAGTATGTCGATAATGTGGGAGTGGTCCCAGCAGAAGTACGTCGATAAGTTCTATCGGGGTAAAGACGCTGATGAGGTCAACTTCACATCCGGAATGGGTACGGGCGGCCAGTCGGACTGGAAGCAAATCAAGCGCTACCACAACACGATGTTCCGACAGGCGATAATCGATAGCCCGTTCCACTTCGTGTGGACGGCGCTGTCCACCGACGACTACGAAGCGGCTATCGAGAACGACGTGAGTTTCTCGCCGAAGAAGCCGTCTGGTGAGAAGGACAATGAGTACAAAGCGTCGGAGGTGCTCCGGCTCAGAGAGAACGAGAACGGCGTCACAGTCGGTGAGCTTGAGAAGTCGGATAAGGTCAACCACAACTACACCGGTCTCAAGAAACCCGACTACAACAAGCACAAGGCCGTCACGATGGCCATCAAAGACGCTGAGAACGATAACCGAGCGATGTCGTCGGTAGAGGCGGAGTTCGGTGTGACGGTGTTTGAGGGCAATCCGAGGACCCGACGCATCACGCAGAATCAGAAGGACTAACCTAACGATGAGTGATAAGAGAATCAGTGTTCGCGGCTCAACACGCTCCCGGCTCAATGCTCGCAAAGAGCAGAACGGTAGCACCTACTCGGAGGAGATACGGAAGATAATTCCGGACCCCGAGCGGGAAGATGTGTTTGAGCATGAAGACCATGATACACGTCTCGTCACACTGAGCGTTGATGGCGATGCGTACAACAGAGTAGCCGGGCTTGCCGGACATGGCGTTGCGCTACGAGAGGTCATCGAGTTCTACCTGTATCTGGACGAACTCGACGGCTCGGTCAGCCCGAAAGAGATACTGGTAGAGGTCTATCGGAATGAGGGTAAGTAAATGACAGAAGAGACACTGGCGGTCATAGAGGGTAAAGCACAGAAAATAAAGAAGGCGATGGAGGAGGCCTCGCTGACGGGCTCCGGCGATTCGTATCACGACGATGTCTACCTGAATATCAGGGATGATGTGGTCAACACCGTGGTTGGCTCGCCAGGAAACATCGTTCTCTCTTACTGCACCTTCACCTCGCAGTTCGACAACGTCGAGGTCGAAGCTGAGGACACCGAGTCCGTCGAAGCTATCGTAGAGGTCGACAAGTTCCTCACCTACTTCGGTTTCACCACCGATGCGGGTGATGTCCGTATCTCCTTCCGTGGCAACCCGGACGACCGACTGGCCACTGCGGTCGAGATTACCGGCTCGCTCAATGCTCGGCTGATGTTGCCGGACAGCGAGTCGATTCTGGAGGAGGTTCCGATGAATCTACCAAACTCGTTCACCGACGAGGAGCGCTACGCTCCGGATGAGGGAGGTGAAGCTCCGGTCAAGATTCGGGTGGACACCGGCGCAGTTGAACGTGTCATCGAGGTCGTAGAGTACGACCCCGAGATTGACTACTACCCGATAGCCGTCGAGGATGGGGAGTTGACGCTGAACGTCTCTCAAGAGGACGCTCCCGGACGGGACTCCGTGTGGGGCTCACTCAATGCTCACAGCGTAGAGACGCCAGAGGACTTCACGAACCACTACCACGAGGGGTTTGTCGATGCCTTCGGCTCGCTCTCGGGTGAGGTGGAGATTCAGACCGCCCCGACTGGTGCTCCGGCTATCATCGTCAAGGTAGCCGATGGGCGTGTGCTGCGACATATGCTTGGCCCGGTGGGCAACTAATATCATGTACGGGCCGGGGCACACTCGGCCTGTAATCGATAGGGCCACGCAATGTTGCCAATACAGAAGGAGCTGTTTGGGCAGTTCCCACGACGAGTCGGCGTTCCTCGCCAGTGGTGGATATTCAGCGAAGGCGAGTTCGACGTGTACACTTCGACGGTCCAGGGTGTCAAGAACGTCTACGCCGCAGTCGCTCGGCGACCGTTGGGTGGGAAACTGTTGATGGACAAGGTACACTACGACCTCGACTCTACGGCGAAGGATGTCAACGGTGACTGGCGGATGTTCGGCTCGCAGGACCTCAACGACGCTGAGGCGGTCGAGAGGATGCGTTCGGACGAGGATGTCGCAGAGGGCATACTCGGCGATGTGTGCGCTGACGCTCGGCGTATAGCCACACTGTCACGGGAAGACGACGTTCCGATTGTCGGTGTGTTCTCCGGCTTCGGCATCCACGTCTATCAGCTATTCCAGGAGCGTGCGGACCCAGATTTGGCTGTCGAGACGACGGCGAAGAAGTACATCGATGAGGCCTCACTACGGACATACGACCGGCGTATCGTCGGCGAGGTCAAGCGAATCATGCGAGTCCCAAACGCCGAGCGAGTGACGGACGATGGACAGCGGTGCAACATAGTGACCATACCATTGAGCGCCACTGAGTTGGAGAATGTCACGCCGGAATGGCTCATCGACAACTCCTATGAACAGCGAGTCATCGAGCCACAGTTCCCGTATCGACCACCACTCGAAGTGCACGAGGACTACGTTGATGCACGCAATGCGTCGACGGGTGACCCGTTACTCCAACGAGAGGTGGGGGACTCGGTCGAACTCGATGGTGTGTTGGAGTACATCTTGACGCAGTATCTGAAGATGCCCTGTATGTACGAACGCATCCAACAGCAGAACCCCGACCACAAAGTCCGTATGAACTCTGCAGTCCTCATGTTCAACGCCGGGCTCTCCGTGGATGAGGTGCACGACCTGTTCGCTCGCATCGGTTGGTTTGACTACAATCCGAAGGTCACCCGACCACAGTTAGAGCAGATATACCGCGAGCGATACACCGAGATGTCCTGTGCCACGCTCCGCCAGAAGGGGTTCTGTACACGGATGGACGACCCCGAGTCGTGTGAAGCGTATGGATGGAAGGGGAGGAAGGCGAAGTGGTAATGCCTGATGGTCGTGAGGAGCAGTACGAAAGCCGGGCTATACGACGGAGAACAATATGAGCATATCAAACATCTCATGGACAGAGAAGTACCGCCCACAGACACTCGATGAAATCAAGGGACACGAGCCCGTCGTCACCAGACTCCAGAGTTGGGTCGAAGACGACGAGATGCCACACGTCTTACTCGCCGGCCCACAGGGGACGGGGAAGACCGCCATGACGACAGCCTTTGCCAGAGAGAAGTACGGTGAGGACGCCTGGCGAAACAACGTCTTAGAACTAAATGCCAGTGACAGTCGTGGAATCGACACGGTTCGTGACCGCGTGAAACAGTTCGCCCGGACCGGGACCGTCGGTGATGCTGTCTACTCAATCGTCTTCCTAGACGAGGTCGACAGCATGACCAACGACGCACAGGCAGCGCTCCGACGTGTCATGGAGGACTACGCTGACCGAACACGATTCTTCCTCTCCTGTAATTACCCCTCACAAATCATCGACCCCATCCAGTCCCGGTGCGCGTCGTTCCAGCTATCAGGTATCGATGACGGCCAGATTCGTGAGATAATTCTGGAGGTATCCAGGAAGGAGGAAATCGACCTCCCACCGACAGACGCGGTTGACCTGCTTGTGAAGATCTCGGGT